CCTGCCCAGAATCTTGTACAGAGAAGTCTATATTAGGAGAATCTATCCACTCTCGGTATTGTTGGGTCCACTCAGTGGGCAAAAGATCTTGTTCTATGCTGTTGCTGTTGTGATCAGCTAGATACTGGATCTTGTTCCCGTGCAATACAAGATGAGTGGCGCTGTGTTTCTTGCCCAAGGACAACAAGAAGTCCAAGTTGCTGGTGGCATCTTCTTCGGCCTTGGGACCAATGGTAAACATCAACAAGGTATCGCTTTCCTTGGTGTAGTGTCCTGTGCCCCAGCGATAATCTCTGCGTAGACGTTCTTCTGCATCACGTATGGCATAGATGTTTTTGTATTTTAGCATCAGCGTATCCTTTCAATGATTTCCATGGCATCAGGAAACTCTGTGATACCTTCCAGCCATTCTTCCAAGGCTTCGTGTATCAGTAGAGTTGCAAGACTCTGTGCCTGTAGACGATCTGTAGGCGGTAGGCTACGGATAAAGTTGTGTACACTATCCTGGTCTTCTAGTGCCCACATGATGTCCAGGATGGCCACTTGCTTCTTGGTAAGTCCGTCAATGTTATACTCCATGATTCAACTCCTTGAGTTCGTATTCACTAAGGTCAATGATGTCGCCAAGGTCTTTGGCACCACGACGGATGTAGGCAGTACCGCCATCAGTAAAGATGGCACCGCATTTACAGCTCACAAAATCATGACGGTGCCGAGATTCAATGATATCCTCGCATTGACGGCACTGGCACCGATTGCGTACTACACGATACAGATTGTCGTCCATGACATTCTCCTTATTTTACTAGCGTTAACCAAACTTGTTCTTTTTCGTAGGCTGTTCGATATTCAGTTCTGAATCCGTGTGTATCTCGTACCCAGGCCTGTACTTTGTCATAGTTGCCCCAGGCCACTTCGGGACATTCTGTGGTAATCCAACGTCCAATGGCCCACATCATCTGACGGTTGGCAGTGTCGGCACAGGCAATGGCACGTGGCATGTCCATGGCTAGCATGGCACTAAGGAACCCACCGGGCTCATAGCCATTGACCAAATAATGAGTGAGAGCTTGTTGAGTATGATCAGGAATGACCATACCCATGAAACCAGGCTCACCAGTGTCAAAGTCCAGCATTTTGTTTGTGAGTAATCTTTTCTTTTTCATATTTGCCTTGTCAATGCACTCAGCATCAAATAGTTCTGCCAAGCCTGTTGCACACTCTCGGGTTGTTCGTATTGTTCGTGCCCAATGGGGCCAGTGTCTACCCACACGTAAGGACTGCGTCTAGGGTGAGCACCAAACTGCCTAGGCTGATGCAGACGACCTGATTCATGAAGTTCCAAAGAGATGTCTCGGTAGCGTTGCTCATCGCTGTCCTTGCAATGGTGCCATTCGGCACGGCTATGCCCCCCATGTCGGTAACCACCCCAAATGCTGGTCCATTGTTCGTCATTGTGCGGGTCAAAGTCGGTGCGAGCAATGATAATCAACACATCGTCCATGTTGACATCGCCTTCTGCAATATCGCGAACACACCGACTATAACTAAAACCAATCTTCATTGTACTTCCTTGTTGCGGTGCTTGGGCTGGCGCTGATACCAAGTACGCACCCGCATGACCACAGCACGGTGCCGATTGTTTTTGGCTACCCAGTTGCGTGTTTTTGGTGCGTCTTTGATGTTGTTCATATCAGTCAAATTGTATGTCTACAATCCGTCCTTCACGGAAAATATAATAGCAATCTACCAGACCGTAGCTTACCCAGATACAGTCATTGCCAGGGCGCATGGTATAGTTTTCAATGCCTTTGTCCTGCAGATCTTTTTGCACCACCAAGGCTTCCAATGAGTTTACTTCTGTCATTTCAATCCCAACTTTTTTTGTCACCGTACTGTTCATTGTGATCGTATCCGGCATGATAAGCCTCAATGTCTTCATCACTCATGATGTCTGCTGAAACCTCGGGACTGGACCCAGTGGCACCTAGATACAAATGAGGTCTGCGTGGACGGCTGTAATAACTGTCTGCGGATCCACGATCAAATGCACCACCGTGTCGTTTATCGTATTCCATAATCAATCCATCAAGTCGTAGAGTCGATCGGTCCAGTAACTGTCATAGTCCTGGCATTCTTGTGCCACTTTGCCAACAAGACTTGCTCGTTGCAAATAGGTCCGGCTTCGTTTAGCTTCTTGCAGTTTAGCAATAATCTGATCGATATTTGCGTCCATGCTCTCATCTAGAGCAGTGCGAAAAAGTCCTGTCATAGTTTGCTCCTTTATGATTCTTTAATTATAACAAATGATTCTTTTCTGGTCAAGCGCCGTAGTAAACCGGGTCACGATCTGTTTGGTCTAACTGCTCAATGTAGTTCTCAACATCAGCTTCACTGATGTCAAATTGACCAGAGATTTGTTTGACTGTGGCACCCTGGGCCAGTGCATCTTCAATGTCCAGGGCCAAGTTTGAAAAATATCCCATTACACTTTCCTTTCACGTACATCGGTGTTTAAGTTCGGGCGATGAGTACGGATCAACTCACGCTCTAATCGGTGTGCATCTGCTTTGCCACGCACCACATCCAAGATACCGTAGTTGAATGATTCAGTGCCACGCTCACGCAAGGCTTCGTACAATGCCCAACTTTTATCTTCTGAACGGCTACGATAGAGATGCTTGTTCATACGCACCCGCAGACTTTTGATCACAGTGCTTTCTGTTTTGGCAGTGACGCCAATGTAGAAGTCCTCACCACTACGAATCACGTAAATGATATGGGTGCGATCTACTCGTTTTTTGCGGGTTGCTTTTTTACTGTTCATACATATATTATAACCGAAATGGCATTTCTGGTCAACCAGCAAAAATGCACTAAGTTAGTGCTTGCTAACCCAGCAAAACAGTGGGTTTTGGTGTTGTATTTTAGCCACAATTATACGAAATCGATCATTACTTGTCAACCGTGCCCAATTACACAGAACCCAATTTTAACAAAGCCATGACCTATATGCTCAAAGCATGTGGAGTCGACCCGCACTTCTTGCCCTGTGCTCTAGGGCGCCCCATAGTGAGCAGTCGCTGGCATATCAATCTGCCAGATATTCCGCCCGAACGCTGGGACAAAAAAAATTTCCGTCTTGTGATACATGCACAAGACTTCATACATTTTTACAACAATCTTTGCGTGGAACTGCACTGGTTGGAACAGCAATACACCCCTGAACAGCAAAAGAAGATAATCTTTGTGTGTTGGGATCATCGTTTACGAGACATATACCAAGGCAATATCAAGATAGTGAACTTTGCCAGTCATAGTTTTGAGTTGATACATCAGTTAAAAGCTCGATACAGTGAGTGGCGAGATGTACACAATAAAAATATCCGATATAACTGGATTTGCCTAAACGGACGTGCTAGAGAATATCGCCAAGAAGTCTACAACTCCCTGCGACACGAACCACAAGGGTTCTGCAGTCACTCCATATTCAACCCTATAGACATACATCCTTATCAGGATTACAATTTCAACAATGTGGATAATTTCGTCAAGCTCATGCCAGTGTACCAGTCAGCACATGCATCTATCATCACCGAAAGTCTATATCAAGATGTTGGCGGAATTGTCACAGAAAAAACTCTGCTGGCCATAGCGGCCCGTCATCCATTCATGTGCATAGGACATAGATACTGCCACGAGGATGTGGCAGACTTGGGATTTCAAAACTACAACGAGTTATTTGATTTAGGCTACGACGCAGAAGAAAAACCCACTAGGATGTATTCTGCTATAGAAAACAATCGACAAAGATTACAGGACCTTACCGACGTCACAGCAGTACAAGAAAAGATCGATGCCAACTTTGAATGGCTCATGGGCGGTTATGCTGACAGCATCCGCGCCTTGGCAGAGAATCAACTACGGCAGTTGTTTGAGAAAGGTTTTTAAGTCACCGTACAAGGTGGCCATCATGGCTTCGCGACTGCTAAACATTATCAGTCGACGTGCCAGTTTCTTTTCTATCTCTATGTAGTAGGGTGCCTGCAGTTTGCGATCCAACAGCAAGATAAGGTTGCGATCAAACTTTTCTGGATCTAGATCCACAGTCCAGCTTTCAATGTCCATGAGTTTCAGTGTTTGATATCCCAGCCCAGTGAGTCTCAGACCACCAGTGTTGCGTATGTTGACCCACCATATGGGTATGACATCTTCGGCTGTGTGTCCGTGCCCGGCAGGTAATTGGGTGAGTAAGGCTCGAGTGAGTTCTAGTTTATTTCGCATCGGGGTAGATACGGTCCCCGCTTTTGAGTAACACTACCGAGAACTTATCGGTCTTGAACTGTGTGTTCAACTTCTTGGCCAAGTTGATGGCATGTCCTGGATTGGAGAATGAAACTTTTTTGTACTTGGGGCCAGGATACTGCACCAGGAAGTTGGAGGTCTTGAGGTTGATGGGCTTGTCATCAAAGAACACCGCCCAGATACCTTCAGACGCTAATACCTGTTCGGTTTTGTAAGTGCTCTTGTTGGTAAGTTCTACTAGAACTTTGGGTTTTGGTCGGCTCATAATAATCTCTCCAGTTTATTTATGATAAACTACGTAGATTAAAATGATCCTCCTTGCATTTCCACAGTGACTACATCAGGGGCGGCCTGGGGCTGTGTTCGCAGTTGTTCTAGGTCTAACAGCAATCGAGTGATTTCGGTATGCAACATTTTGGCATCTTGCAACGAACATGAGAAGTCCTTGGAGCCCCGCATTTCAAAATGCTGAAGGCGATCCACGAACTTCTTTATGTAAAGATTGCTCATTACTGGAATGTAAACTCGTCTGCTGAGTGTGTTGGCCCACGATAATCATAGCGTTGTAGCAAAATTAGCTTGGGGCAAAATTCAGTGGTCCAACGACCATTGACTTCAATCTGATACCACCCGGCCGCAAACCAACTCTTGGATTTCTTTTGTTTGGTATAGATGGGCAATCTGCGTTGTACATCATAGATCGCATTGTGCGGCATGGCATCAGTGGCAAATCCATTGACCGCATGTTCTTTCTTTTGTTTCTTTTTTTGTGGAGGATCTTCAAAAAAGATCTGTGTTTTGTTCTTTATGGTCTTGATAGTTTTGAATTCTTGCTGGTCGTTGTACATACGAACAGAGAATGAACCATTGTTGGTCACTTCAACAGATCCTATTTTTGCATCATTTTCTTTGAGGATCCAATATTTGTTTGCTACTACAGGTTTAGCTAGAATCATTTATTCAACACTCCTTGGTACGTTTTATTAAGCCAACGCCCAAATTGTTCGGCGTTTTCGCTTGCGCGGTTTAGTTCGTATTTACCGCAGAATTTCATGAAGTGGCTGCCAACTTGGCCCACGTCTTTGTGGCTGATTTGCTCCAAAATAGCGCCGTCCACTGCGGCTTTTACTGTGTCGGGCTGTGCTGTCAAATCAATGAGGCTACGATTGCGTACATAGTCATCTAGCACACGGTGCTCTTCTCCGTTGTGATCAGTCCAGCGTTGTAGCATCATGTTGTTCCAGTTGTAGCCCTTGGCATTGCGATCAGCAAAGGCTTCTTGTAAGCCCACTTTGTTTTTGGTGCCCTTGGTACGCACCCCAGGAAATGCTGAAAATACATTGTCCGACGTGTCGCCACGCATGCACTTCTCAAACAACAACCATTCTGGGTCAGGAATGACCTTGGGTTCCTTGGTCTTTTTATCTATCACTGGCTTGCCCCGGGCATCAAAGATGCCTTTGACAGTGAGTAGCTCGTCTGTGATTCCATTGTATTGATGCACGTTTTCTGCCAAGAGTTGCACAAAGTCTGTGTCGCTGGAAATGATATAGTGTTCGTCCGCAGGGTGCAAGGCAATCCAGCGAGCAATGATGTCATCTGCTTCGGCATTGGGTTCACGCAGTACACTACAGTTGGTGCGTTTTTCCAAGTACTCTTTGAACATGTCAAAGGTTTCCCAGAACAGCTTGTCTTCTTCAGCTTCTCGCTCTGTGTGTGCGGCACGGGCATCACTGCGATTCTTTTTATAAGGTGTATAAAAGTCCTTGCGCCAGCTACGTCCTTCCAGTGCAAATACCACATGATCAGCAGGAAAGCGATTGAATACTTTGTTTACAGCACTAAGAGTAATGTGTAGAGCATAGCCTACTTTTTCCCAGGGATCCTCAGCGCGAAATGCCACGTGCCTGGCACGAAAAAACATGTTGGCAGTGTCAATTAGTAGATAGCGCATTCGATTCCTGTGTGTGTTTTTATTTTATAATTCAACCAAGTTTTCAATCGATTGATCCAATATACATTATTATACGACAATTTACGGTTGTGTTTCAACCTTTTTTTCAACCTATCGTAGACACTTTGGACTGATTGTTGAGACAGTTTTTCCAAAGAGTCCATGGCCAAGCTCCACCGTATCAAATGATTTGGTTCAGAATCATAACTTTCATCAATCACTGAATCAAAAGTCTGAAACCCTAAATTGCGCAAATTGGCCAAGTAGTTTTGCGGACCAACTGCTATAAAAGGTCTTCCCATGATCAGTGCTTTGGATACTTTTTCGCAGATCATAGGAATATTCCAGTCTGGCATGATCAAACTATAGGCCGATTGTTGATATATCCCCAATGGGATATTTTTTTGTGCAGTGTGTTCAAACACTGATCCAAAAATATCATGCGGGTCAAGACCCTGCAAAAACTTGTGCATGACCAGTGGATCCTCCAAAGAATCAACACAGTGGCCGCTAGACGTCTTGATACAGCCAATGCTTGCCGCGGAATTTTTAATATTGTCAGCTATGTCCGGGCACATTGTTTCCAGTGTGTTGATCATGGGCCCAACATCAATGTCCTGTCGAACCGGCATTATAACTGAAGATTCAAGATTTCTTTTTTTGATTTCGTAATAGACCCAGGCACGATTTATTTTGTGCCAGGCGTTGACCCGACCTATCAACACATCTACTAGATATCTGGCTTGATAGTTGGGACGTAACTCAGGCATGTCAGGCATGCTGGCCAGGGGGTAAAGATATCCTGGGTGACAAATAATTTCTAATTTTTCTATGTAAGAGTCAGAAACAAACACATGATGATTGCCTGGATAGAGATAAGGCAAGATTGTTCTTTGATGTACTTCTAAGTTTTCTAGTCCTACCCAGATTACTATGTTGTAATCTCTGGAGTCATAATCAAAAGGATCAATGTATCGGTTAATTAGTACTCTAGGGCCAGAATACCGGCAGGCATCCAGTGGATTTGATAGTACCTGCCCATTGACATTGAATTGATGATCTTTCAACCAATGTGTTGGGTCACAAACAGTTATCATAACATTTTTATTTTTAACAAATAATTCAACAGATATCTAGCCCACCAACTGTGAGCATGTTGATTATAATGCCAACTAGTTGGAGATACTGTGTTGTGCCCAGCAGTGGTTAACAAGTTGTGATAGGTCATCTTGGGATTGTAGGGGTCTAGATAACACTGTTCCCAATCTTGTTGATTTTTTATTTTGGAAAAATCATTGTTACAGTTAAAAAAGAAATGTTTGATTCCTTTTTCACAAAGTTCTTGGTGTAGCTCCCAAATTTCATCGTGTGCTTGTTTGGTCTTTAACTCCCAATCGGTTCCAATAACAAAGTGTCGATACTTCTCTTGCAACTCTGCTGGAACATCGTCAATGCCACTGGATCCAACTTGATAGTATGTTCCGTTGTGCAACCATTCTTCTCGTTCCCAAGTGCTCCACCCAATGATAATAAATGTACGATGCCACTCATGGCTGTTTTTTTCTATCCAGTCACGAGTGGTGCGTAGAATACGTGTGTTACTGGATGCTGATTCAGCTTGACATACAAACACGGCCTTGCAGAGATTGCCCAATACCGTTCCCCAGCTTACTGCTAAATTATCAGGATGCGGCAATCGTTTGAGATGTCCTAGTTTTGGATCGTCTTCAGCAAATGCATGATTGTTAACAGCTTCTGCTGCCGCGGCATGACTGTCACCGTTGACATATAATATCATAGTATGTTTACCCATACACGACCAAATCGTCTTTTACGGTTCCAAAATAACCGTTCAATATACTCTTTTTCTTCCATTGGTTTCTCAGGAAAGTAGTATTCCAGACTATATGTACCTGATTCAAGCTGGTCAACATCCTTCATAATGTACTGCCAAAGATTATATTGATACGTGCTTTGCACAGGATACTGATCTCTTTGTTTGATATCTATCAACTGTTCTTTTTGTAAACGTATCAGCTCGTTGTGTAGTGTACTATCAAGATTGTATTTTTTGATGTATCTATCCAGAAACGTGTACCAAGGATCTCGTCTTTCTGGAATAGCGTGTAACAATTGGCGAGTGTAAAAAATAATACTGTTGCCGTAGGTTTTGAGATTCAGTTCGTTAGGCACAGTTGCGCGACCGTTGTCAAACCAGTCAGTTAGCATGTTGATCTGATCATCACGCAATTTGATATACCACAGTTCTTTTTCTAATTCAACAAATAGTTCTGTATAGAATTGTTCATAAGAAATATTTAGGTATTTTCTAATAAATCTGCTCGCTATGTCACTCAGTCCCCCGACATGCCAGGTAAAAATAAACCAATTAAATATGCTGGCGCTGATCATGTCTTCGAATGGAAGGTCTCGAGTTGACTTGGTTACCATGATTGATTCAGCATACGGCCCTACATTTTCATCAGTGGAAGTTCCAAAGTAATCAAAGATCTCTGTGGTTTTTATGTCATAGATTTCTTTCTGAACTAGATTCATTTCTGAGTTTTCAAGAAGCTGACTGAAATAAATGTCTACTCCGTCGTGCATGTTTAACTCAAGCAGTTTCCAGATATTTTGAGACCAAGACTTAATGCTCTCTCCAGGCAGTCCCAAAATTAGTTCTGTGCCAACTGGTAAATCCCGTTCTCTAGCAATGGCTAAAATTTCTTCTATTTTGTTTGATTGAAGATTTTTTCTTTTAATTATGTCTAAGGTCGGCTCATCTAGTGTTTGTAAACTAACCATCAAACCTGTGTTGTAATTTTTACTTTCTTTGATAAGAGTTTCAATGATGTCAACCACTTCTTTTTTTTGATTTTTAGCGAAGCTAGTTACAAAGCCATACGGAAAGCCAAATTCATTCTGTGAAGATACAAATTTTTTGGTTATCAATGGATCTCTATCAGGAAAAATTCCAAAATTAGCATCGGCGAGGCTGACAAATGCTATCTTGTTCTTTGCTGTCCATTCTAGTTCTGCAAAAACTCGATCCAAAGGAAATACCTTTACCTTGCTATAAGTCAAGCTCCCCCAATCGCAAAAAGTACACTGGTAAGGACAACCTCTATTGGTTTCTAAAGTAGCAGTCCATTCAATTTCAGGATGGCTAGCAACTAACTCGTCAAACAGTCCTGTGAGATAAGGACTGGGAAGTATACTAAGGTCAGATATTCGTTCTGCATCGCCTGTGTCAACAATTTTTTCATCTTGATTGATCAGCAGGCCAGGAACCTTATACAAGTTATCAAGATTTTCTAAAACGTTCTTGAAGGTGATCTCCCCTTCAGATTTGATCACAGCAGTGATCCAAGGGTGCTTCTCAAATATTGTTGGATCAGTAATGGCAGGTTCAGGCCCTCCAAATATGATTACGCAATTTGGATTGAGTTCTTTTAGCCGACGTGCTACTCCTGCGTTGTAATTTTTATTCCAAATATATGTGCTGAATCCTACCACATCAGAGTCTTTGAGCATTTCCGCAACTTGCTCAACTGGGTCTCTTCGCCAGAAAATGTGACCTAGTTCAAATTTTTCTTTTATCGAGTCATGACTTGATGCATACGCCCACAGACATCCCACACTGTAAGGCAAATGGAATGAGTTACAGGATTTTGGTCCCATTTGGAAATTAACGTTTACAAAACTTATTTTTTTCTTTGTCATTTTTATTTTTTAAATTAGGCAACTCTTCTCTCTTTTGGATCAACTTGTATTTACATACAATATGCTCCTAGATGCACTAATAATGTTTTATGATTGTTTCAACGCCTTGACTGTTTCAGCTTCAACCACACGTTTACGTAGACTGCTGGAGCTGAATGAGTGATCTCTGCCGTTGAATATGATGTCAATGCCCCGATGATAGCATTCTTCTTTTCCAGTGAAATCTTTGTCTTCGTATTCTACACCCAGCACACGAACGTCAAGTGGCAAGATCAGCAACAAGTCAACAAGGTCTTGTTCTGTTTGATATACCACCACTTCGTCTACATATCTGCATGCGGCCAACTGTATCTGTCGTTCCACTATGCTCTGCACCGGACGATTTTTGGTATCAGGACGATCTATTGTAGGGTCTGTTTGTAGGCCAGCAATCAAGTAATCGCAATGATTTTTGGCTTCGGCCAGCATGGCGATATGCCCGGCATGTAACATGTCAAATGTTGAAAATGTGATGCCAATCTTTTTGCCATCTTCTTTGAGTTTACGAATGTGATTAAATATCATAAGTGTTCCAGTATGTGTTTTGCTATCTGTTGATGCGCATCTTTGTCAGGGTGCCCGCCAGGGCAAAAGTTCGCATGTTGTTGGCGCAACCAACTGTACACACTGCCCTTGCCAAGATTATCGTGAAAGTTTCCAAACTGTATAATTTTCTCTCGATCGACATGTTCCAATATAACTGATTGTTCAAGGCTGTGATTGAATATCATGTCTCCATAGAGAAAAATCTGTCTGTAATCTGCGGCATAATGTTCGCAAAAAGTTTGCACAGTGAATAACGCATTGTATTCTCTCCAGTTAAATTTTTCATGCACCGGATGGCAGAAGTATTTGAGATATGTCTCATTATAGAATTGATGTTCTTTTCCTGCGTTGGCATGGGTAAAGTTTATGCCCAGTGGCACATGAAATTGATCATTGGGTATGCTCTGATCAGCAGTGGGCAAGTAAAATTCAGATCGATCAAACGATGTATAGCAAAACAATACCAGGCTGTTAGGGTAAGCCAACAACATCTCGGGTAGCACTCGAAGACTACGAACATTGCTGCCGCCGATCATTGCACAGTTGATCACAGGGATATCTAACAGTTCTCCCAACACTCCAGGAAAAGCCAACTGATTTTGTTGTTGGGGGCAAAATGAATCGGTGAGCTCGTCACCAAACACCACGCTATCCCCAAAAGCCAAAATCTGTTTATACTTCATCCCACTTCTCTCCTGCCATCTCCGAGATCTCTACTTTGCATGTATCGACTGTCGTTGTTCATGGCTTCGTATTGTTCAAAGGTTTCCAGTACAACGTTGCGGCACACAGCCTGGAACCATTGATCTACCAGGTCAGCATCAGTACGACCTTGATAGCCAGCACGTACTAGGTTGGCAATGAACTTTTCGTTCCAATCAAACTCAAACGCACCCGAGTTGATATCATTGGGATCAACATCCATGCTCAGTATGGAAATGTAAGGCTCGCCCTTTTCTGTGGCCACGTCTTTGTCTGACTTTTTCTTACTTTTTGGGGGTTCTGCAGACTTTTTTATACCTTCACTAACCTTTTCGTTAGAATCCACCGGTTTGCTAACTTTTTCTTTTCTTTTAAACAGATCAAATATTCCCATTTTCTTTCCTCTTGAGTTCCAGTAACACTTGTAATTTATCGTATGCGTCCTTCAGTGTGGGATCTTCTTGTATGGTTTTTAGATCCTGTATCCAGCTTGCGGTCGATGCCCATCCATCATCGCCGCCATTGTTGCGATACACAGCGTCAGCTTCAGTGAGATAACTTTCATAATGATCAGGATCAATACCAAAGAACGCATTGCCATCCATCATGGCCAGAGTTTCTGCTATGGGACGCAGTTTGCGTCGATCTTCGTCAGTGAATATCCTGCGCCAGCCACCGTCGGGCTCTTCTATTTCGTACACTATCTTGGCACGGTCGGGCGGTTCTACATAAACTTTACTCATTGATACGACTCATTATAAAATTAGCGATCACTGGCTGTGCTGACAGGGCAGGATGCCCTCCAGCTTCAAATTCCAATCCTTGATTGTGAGCCCATTGGGCCAATGTGGTCTTGGGAGGCCAGATCCAACGATCTAGATCTATCTGTGATATCAACTGCTTGATCTGATCAAGGTCATCTAATCTTTTGTGGAACCATTTTTCGTTTTTTACATTGAAATTATGTTGCAAAGGTTGTCCAGGGTAAGCGATATAGTTGTGATGGAACGCATTGAACATCCAGCAGGTAATATTGCGCATACGGCATAGATCCTGCACTATTAAAATCTGTCTCACCAACTGTTCAAAACTCAACCATTCGTTGTGATTTTCCATGTACCAGGTCCGGTGTACCTCACGAGAAATAGAATCTTGATCATTCTCAAAACTAGTACAGTCAACTCGCAAACGCATACGATCTCCGTTGGCGCAAGGTAATTCCTCTCGATCTAGACCAGTCCACCCAATGACAACAACATCAGGAGAATGTGTATAAAGATAGTCAATGGTGGTACGAAAGATTCGTGTGTTTGATGCACCTGATGCTGATATATTATCGTGAGAATCAAACAACAACGCAGGCCAATACTGGTGCTGCCACTGCTCACTTTCTACCTCAAGATGGCTTTGTTCTACAAAACTGCATCCGTTGAACATCACTGTCATTCTATGATATTTCCGTGTTCATCTATTTCACACCAGGTATAGTCGCCCATCCATTTGACTCTAGCTATGTATTGATAGTGATCTGGCGCCGCAGTTGCCCAGTCACTGGGGCCAAGATGTGTGAGTATAATCCTATCATGCTTCATGTCTTGTGCCAACCAGTAAGGCTGGCCATGATAGGTTTGAAACTGATAGTAGGCACTGTGTACCATGTCTGTGATATCCAGCCGTCGTTTGATACCTGCGGCCTGACGTTGTAATACAGTAACCAACTCTAGAATACGATCGTATTCTTGTTGGGCATGCATCCTGGCCACATTGACCATGATGTCTTTTTGTTTTTCAACAGGTATGAGATCAAACTTAGGCCCACCAGCTTCTGTAGGATAAGGAGTTATGTTTCTGTTAAAAAACTCAACTACTACATTGCCGGTGGCGATATCAAAACTGTTCTGACCTTTGGCCCTGTTGTTTTCCAATCAGGTGCCCCAGGCATTGCGCCAAATATCTACCTGTAGTCGTGGGCTGTACCGCCAGCCACGTTCTAGAGCTAATTTAGCTACTTCTTGTGTGTTCAAGTTGTAGACTTGCGGAACACCGCCCACAGGCATCAAATACACAGGGCCACCAAAGCCAGCTTGTCTATATTCTTCCACAGCACGTTCTGCATCAGCAACGTCTTCACGTGTGGCCACAACAAACTTGAGATAAGTGTACCCAATCATTTCATAGCTCTTGACCACTTTGGGATTGATTGCGTTTTCCCACTTTTCACCTGAACAAGGCAGTTTAGGACTCACAGAGAATGTGAGTCGATCGTAGTCACGTCCATGACGTGTGAACTCTTCAAACAAGTACTCACGAACTTCTGGATACAGTTCTTGGCTACCATTGGTCTCAAATGTGAGATCGCGCAGACCAGATCTACGACAATACTCCAACATCTCAGGATACAGTTGTTGATAGCCCAACAGCGGCTCTCCGCCTGTGATCACAAGATGTACTGCATCGCCTGTGCCTTGATCCCAGCGGTTGTTGGGGATGATAGCATGCATCTTGTTGGCAATGATATCCACAGGATCCTGATCATTGAATCGTTTGAATTCAGGATAGATTGATGCATAGGTATCGCAACCAGATGTCACCAAGGGCAAGTCTTCAAACTTGTTGTACCGGTCAATGTTCTTGATAATCTCCACTACTTCTGGATTGTGCCCATCAATGACTTCATCTCTAGGTCGTCCAAACTTCTTGCAACGGAAGTTACAACCATATGTGCGGAAGAACACACTGGGCACTCCAGCCCATTTGCCTTCGCCTTGTAAACTATAAAATATTTCTGTGTATGTGATTTTTTCCATTTACCAATGCCTTATAACGCCTGCTATAATAAAAATGTTAGTGATTATGTATGTTAACACAATCACGGTTCTAATGCAAGCAATACGATCAGCTTCTTGCCGATTTATGCCTGCTTTTTCGCCCAAACTTTTTGCCCACAAACGCCACACCTTCCTAAACATCAGTGGCTTCTCTTTCCTTGAAACACGCAATTGAAGACTAAATCACTTTCTCCATCGTTGATTACTTTATGGAATGCACCATCTGGTATGAGCACAATATCGCCACCTATCACCCGGAATGGTTCGCTGTCTTCATCCCCTACAATCATCTTACCGCCCCCCACAACAAAAAAGTACACTTCCTCCTGACCAGGATGCCTGTGCCCGCGTGTTTGTTGTTTTCCGTATAGTTTGGTAGAACTCAACACAAGATTATTTAGATCGTGATTGTCCCGGAGCAAATAAACTTCGGTGTCTTTTACTACTTCTCCACCTACACCATGAAACGAATACTTCTTCATCTAGATACCTTTTTAATTCTTTGTCTGTGGGCTCTACAGCATAATTGTTTTTGAAAAAGATTTCATAACTGTCAGAACCATATTTGCCTATGCCATATAACATTGTAGCATCATTGCCGTCCCAGACCAAGAAGTCCTTGGTCATGCCTTTTAATCTTTTGTACCGAACATTAACCATGCCCAAGGGCCAGATCACATCTTTGACTTCTTGTTCGGTAGCCCTGTGAAAGCTCAATGGTGTGGACCAATGATGCATGAATACAGGAAATACGGTTTTTACAGGCTTGCGACCAGTTTGGTTTAGCATGATCACTGCCACCATGTGTTGCCATGCACCAATCATGTTTAGATGACGTCGTGAAATAGGTCGTATGCCAGCAGGTAACTGCTGTTGCACCATGAGGTCATCTCTTAAAGGTTGGATCATAGTCTTCTACCTTCCTTAATGTATCTTTCCAAGTGTATGAGAGTAAATCGCTTTCCACATATTCTCTGTTGGCGTCTTTGATATTTAATAACACACCACGAACACAAAGATCCTTGTGCAAACCACCAAACAGCACTATGCGTGGATTTAAATAGTCTATGATCATTTTAGTTTGTTGATCGCCGGTTGTGATCCAATCTCTATCTGTGATCAAAATATTTCGATGTGGTATCATACCATTGTCATTGACTTGCGAATAGGCATTCCACCCAGGCGATATGTGATCTGATCGCTGATGTTGTTGATACCATGCGGTGTTTACAAAATCAAATTGCCAAATCTTGATCCAGGGTGTTTGATTAGCACCCAAGGCACAACGACGTGCATGCTCGGTCCACTTGATTTCTTTTAAGGATGGGTCATCTTCCCAAACATGAACCATCACTAGCACTACATCAGGTCTTGATATGTTGTTCATTGGGATGCCATTTCTTCCACCACTCTTCCCAGGGAAATACAATCCATTGCGGATCATTGTGTTTGTTTACTGTTTCGGCTGTGTAGTTCACATAGATCTCAGCGGCACTGGTTTCGTTGTCGTACAGTGTGGCGATGCGAACGTTGTGACCCCAGATCTCAGCCCATCGTTCATTATTGGGGAAGCAACTTTGTTGCCAGTCTTGACGTATCCAGTTTATGGTAGCGCCTGAATCGTTGATGTCATCCACTATGAGAATGTTTTTTCTACCATCCCCGGAGCACATTGGGTCATATACTTCGTGTCCAAATGCATCTTCAGCCATCCATAGATTGCTTTCACATTCTTCGTCGCCGGCACCTTCTCTCAATCTCACTTGGAGAGCATACATAGTGCAGTCAAGATATTGACTGATCAAGTTGGCCGGCACGAGTCCGCCACGAGTGATACCCACGATATAATCAGGACGCCACTCATCGAGGTACATCTGTCTTATGATCTCTTGTGTTTGTCTTTGTACGTCAGACCAACTTACATAAACTTTTTTCATTTAATTTCCATATAGTTCCAGCGATTTATTAAGACCCAGCAACGGAAGATTTAACATATCGATCCTTGAAGAATCACCAGTGTAGCTCATGCCGCTTTGTTCAATCACTTGCACCCATTTCGGATCATGCCCGTGTATTTTACAGTATAAACGAAGTATGTCACTTAGTCTAGTCTTGTGGCTATACACAGCATTGATATCCTGGAATCCACAGGCACCAGTCATGACAAATTGGACGATCTTGATCAAATCCGTCACACTAATCATGTCAAACCAACGATCCTTTTCGATCACAAAAGGTTTCTGTTCGATGATACAATTTTTTAATTTTTTGATCGGACGTATGCTATCTTCGCTGGAATCAAAACATCCAAAAATCCTGATGGTACGGCATTTTGGATTCATGCTGGACAGTCGGGCTATTAGATTCTTGCTTTGTCCATAGCTGTGAGATGGCCATTGATTCCAGATATCTATTTCTCGAGCCATGTCAACATCACGATCTATGCCAAACTCGGCCCCGGTACCAAAGGTAATCATGCCTTGATTTATTGCATCAAGGCTGGTATAAAGATTAGAGAACATAGAGAGATTTTTTCCCAGTATGGTAGTATCGATCTCTCTCACTTGATTTCTGCCTGCTACAGCACAGTTAATCACCCAATCAAATTTATGTATCAGTAAAAACTGTCTTACTTTGTCTGCGTTTAGCAAGTCTAGATCTTGTCGACTTACCACAATGACTTCGTGACCATGTAGATATCTTGATAGGCATCTGCCCAGGAATCCTGATCCACCGGTTATCAATACTTTCATTTACCGTAATCAGGAAATTCTACCACGATAGTGCTACGTCCATCTGTTCTAGTATAAGCACGATCATAGGCCTGTAATATTGAATCGGGCGAGTCACACTCGATGATATCGATACTGGCACACATGGATCTGAAAGCAGAGGAAAAGTTTCCTTTGTGTTGTTCTTGCGGATCCACTGGTGTTTCACTACCTTTGGCCACACGTATGATCACTTTTGGTCTACAACGTCCTGAACTCAATAAGATCATTTTATCAAGATGATTGATGATTTGATCAGTGGCACATAGCAAAAAGTTCCAGCGTGGTATCACTGACACAGGCACGAACCCTTGCATGGCTAGACCAGTACTGACACCAATTTGGAAATTTTCAGCTATTGGAAACTCTATTTTTTTATGTTCAGGAACTTCTGTTAGGCTTTCGTAGCAACCGGTACCGCCATATCTCACAGCCTGTCCAAGAAAAATAGTGTCCGGTTGTGCAGACAACCAGTTCATGGCTTCTTTTAATCGTTGGTTGTAGAGTTGATTGCTCATTAAAATTGTACCCTTACTCCGGCACCGGCATGCGGATATTTGTTATTTTTATATCGATAATAGATAAGGTGCTGGCTTTCATGCCAGACACGATTACCAGCCACTGGCAGATACCAATGTTCGTCGCCCCATACCTCATGTGTAGGAGTCAGCACACTGAGCTCGTTGTCTTCTACTACGAAAGTGATGGGCAAGGCATGAGCCACAGCGTATCTGTAAGCTTCGCTCCAGGCACCAGTTTGTGCGCTCATGTCCCCGGTCCAACACCATACATGCTCATCGGTGCCTTGGAGTTTGGCCGCCAGTGCTAGTCCAGTGGCGATACTGGGAATGCCACCCACGATGCTAGAACATATGAACTTGTACTGAGGCAAGTTCATTACCATGCTTTTACCGGCCAGTATTTCTTGCCTTAAAATATCTTTGGGTATGCCTTTTAGCAGAGCTTGATAATGATTGCGCCAGGTACAACACACCCAGTCTTTTTCTTTATCGACCTTTTCAAACACCCGCATGATTTGATCTTCATTGCCGTCATAGAGATGTATGGGAGCACGGATCTCGCGATTGTTAAACCGATCTCCTATTTCCTTTTCAAAGTCGATGAGTTCTTGTTTGTTCATAGATACAAACTCATAAATCCGTCGACCTTTTCACCAATGTACTCAATCTGCTCGGGTGTGATCACTGGACTACAGCCATGGAAGAATGTGTTCTTCATTGTGAATGTGGCCACAGGATAGTTATCACGTGCCTCTGCGGGATTCATCAGGTGACTGTACGCAGGTTGCAACATGATGTTACCAGCAAAGTATGGGCGTGTTTGTATCAAGTTTTCTTCTAAATAGTCCACAATGTCCATGCGAGAGAACGGAGAATCTGCACGTATGGTCAATGGGAAAGCAAACCAACTGACATTGGCTTTTTCTCTAGCACGTGGCAAGTGGAAGAACTGTTCGTATTTTTCATAGATCTCAAACAACAGATTGTAGTTTCTTTGCCGTAGAGCATGTATCTCTGGCAATTTTTTGATTTGTTCAAGGCCCATGGCCGCTTGTAGTTCGATGGGTTTTAAGTTATACCCAATTTCGTCATACACATACTTGTGATCAAAAATCTGATCTGGCATTTCTGGAATCCATTCATTGAATCGTTTGCCACAGGTGCCACATTTTAATTTGTTGGCCTCGGGTCCTACACAATAGCAACCACGTCCCCATTCACGTAGGCTACGCACAATGATTTCTTGCTGTGGATCATTCATGGCCACAAAGCCACCTTCGCCCATGGTCATGTGATGTGCTGGATAGAAGCTACACGATGCCATCTCACCAAAGCTACCCAAAGGCTTGCCATCGTAAGTTGTTCCTAATCCATCGCAACAATCTTCTAATAGGATTAAATTATGCTTGTTGACCAAGTCCATAACACGGTCCATGTTGGGTGGATTGCCCAACACATGGGCAAATGTAATAATTTTAATGTCTGGATCAGCCGCAAGCAAACGTTCTGCGTGATCCAAATCAATGTTCAAGGTATCAATTTCAATGTCGCAAAACACTGGTGTAAACCCATTTTGCAAGGTTGGATTAAGTGTAGTCGGAAATCCAGCAATGGGCATCAATACTTTAGTGCCCGGTGGAAAGTTATGTCCACGCTTGCTTTTCATGGCTGTCATCATCAAGAGATTTGCACTGCTACCACTGTTGGTCAACACTCCGCGTGTCTTGCCAAATTCTCGGGGAAACTTTTGTTCAAAGCGTAGGCTCTTGTTGCCCATGACCAGCCAGCCGTTGAGCAAGGCTTCTGCGGCTGCCACATACTCGTCGGAGTTGAAATGCGGACCTGCATAGTTGACAAAGTCCTTGCCGGCTACCCAGGTCTTGGCAGATTGTTTTTGTTCGATATATTGTTTTATTTGATCTAATATGTGTTTCATGTTCGGTCACTTAGTTTTTTCATTAGGTCTATTACTGCATGGCTGCCACGACTGGCATGGAAGTGCAAAATATGTGCTTGATCAAATGTAATACCGTTCCATTGATCATGCCAGGCTATCACTTTGAAATCAAGATTACGCATGTTCATGGCTTGATACGCCATCTCGGGATGATGAGGGTCGGACACTTTCTGACTCCAAAACATAGCATTGTTTCTTAGTTGATCAAAGCCCCAATTACGATCTGGGTGTGTTTCACATTGTGCCCAAAGATCGTCACCATATTTCCATATGTCTTTGAGCATGGTGTGTGGATAGTATTGTAAGTCGTTGTTATAGTATGGCTGACCGTTGATTTCTCTAGGATCAGTGTGATTAAACAATCTATATTCCTGGAATCGATCACTAAACAAACCGGTGGGCTTCAGCATCAAAGTATCGGCTCCTGCCCAGAATATGTTGCAAGGTTCTCGGTGCCAGAGATCTTTTATTTCTTTCCAATTAGCTTTGGTATAAGATTCATTGTCGTCAACTGGATCTTCCCATAGCACAGATTCAAAAGGTTCTTTGACAAATCGACGAAAACTAGCCAGACTGATCTCATACATTTCTCTATAGTCTTTGTAGAGCTGTGTGCTATCAGCATCCATCCAGCCATTGCGGATAGGTCGTACTGCACTCACCAGGTAATTTTTTACCATACAAAATTATTCCTGTAGTGATTAACTATTTCAATCAACGCAGTGTCAAAATCTGTTTGAGGTACCCATCCCAATGATTTCAATTTTGAATCATCTATACTGTATCGAATATCCTGACCTTCACGCTGGCTGTCCATGATATAGTCTTCCCAGCAGTGATCTTTGCTTTCACCATGATAGAGATGCAAGATTTTTTTGATCACTTCTCTGTTGGGCAGTTCTGTATTGCCACTGATATTATAAATCTCATTTGCTCCACCATGCTCAATGATAGTGATTACTGCTCGTGCGGTATCTAACGCATGTAACCAAGTGCGCACCGGCTTACCCTGATCGTGCAAGTCGATTTTGCGTCCGAGTGTTAGATACTTGATAGATTTAGGTATGAGTTTTTCCACGTATTGTCCCACGCCATAATTGTTAGTGGGACGCACGATGACATATTTTATACCGTAGGTGCGAGCCCAGGCAGTGATCAACATGTCGCCGGCGGCCTTGCTGGCCGAATAAGGGTTGCTGGGTTTTAATAGATCAAGCTCGCTATGGCTTCCACGTTCGATGTCGCCATACACTTCATCTGTTGAAAAATGCAACAACACTGGTTGTTTGTATCGTGGTATCTGCTTGATCAACTCTAGCAGATGATGTACGCCATCTATGTTAGAATGCAAAAACACACCACTGCTCATGATACTATTGTCTACATGAGTTTCTGCGGCCATGTTGATGACGTAGTCACAATCTACTAACCGGTCGAGATCGTTGATATCTTTTTGTATCCACTTGAAGTGAGTATTCTCTAGGAATTCGCCCAGAGCCCAGACGTTGCTGGCATAGGTCATCTTGTCTACTCCTATGACATAGTACCCTGCGGCTAGACATGCTCGCGTGACATGTATGCCCATGAACCCCAGACAGCCTGTCACATACACTACTCTTTTCAAATTTTCCTCGCTTTGACCAGCAAATGCCAGCCTAGATATTCTTTTACGGCTTGCCGAACATCGTCGGGCATGGCCTCAAACCAAGGTTCAAGTTCATAATTTCCAGACTTGTATGCTGGTACATTGTACATAAAGCAATGGTCTTGGCGCAGGCGTTCTATGTGAAATTGACTGTCCAACATACGATGGATATCTTCTCTGGAGTAGGCCTGTGCATATGGACAACCGCTTTGTGCTTCAAACTGATCTAGACCTTTTTGTATCATGGCATACTTCCAGGAGTTCTTGGCATACACCATGAAACGAAACTCTCCGTCGGGTTTGAGTACGCGATGAACGTTGTCAACGATTGTGTTAATGGCTGGAAAATGATGGATAACACCATAGCTGTACACAAGATCAAACTGACCTAGTGCTGTCAAGGCCGCAGTATCACTGGCATCAATGTTGTGGAACTCTCCTTCAAGTTCTAAAACTTTAAAGCGTTGTCTAGCAATCTCCACACTTTGATCGCTGTAGTCTACACCCACATATTCAGCGCCACGTTTGGCAAACTCTTCGGCATCACTGCCAATGCCAGATCCAATCTCTAGCACACGTTTGCCAGCCCAAAGATGGAATCCAGCAAATTCTCTGATATGAGGTTCCACACGATATCTGCGTTCTGAGACTTCTTGATAGAACTCTGCGGTGCCTAGCTCACTGCGACCATGTAGGATGTTGCAAGGTTGCCGATTCCAATAGGCCTTGATTTTATCTAATAAGTGTTGATCAATGTTAATCATGTATAGCTACCTGACCATTTGGATCCTGTTCCTTGCCGCACATGTATTCCCAGGGGTTCTGTTGTCCCAGCATGACTTTTGTAAACCACTCGCTGGACTGACCAATGCGTTCTAAATACCATGCAATCTTGTTGGCATCGTTTACTCGCTTGTTACGAAAAGTCACGTGATTAAAGTCTCGCGGATCATCGGGACGACCTTCCAGCATGGGACGATTGTTAAATGTTGTGTCTCGATTGTTACCAGTGATGTCAAATCTGTCGTGTAACACTTCGACATCAATGTTTTTCATGATACCTGTAATATAGGATATTTGACTGATAGTAGCGTCAGTAAGTTGATGGTTGCTGAGATGTCCCAATAGATAGTACCAGTCTCTGGGCACTATAGGAAAGATAGCATAGGGATGTTGATTATGAGTGGGCATCCTTAAACATAAAAACTTACCATTGTGCTCGGTGATACGTTGATCCCAATCCTGAGTCTGCATCACTGCATCGTCATTCCAGAACATCAACCATTGCCCGTTGGCCAACCCAGCTAGAGCATTGAGGTATTCGTGTAGTCGGAGATAACCCAATGGAGTAAACTCAACCACTGTGGCATCAACTCCACGTGATTCTAATTCTGGAAAAATATTTTGTTGACACCATTCAAGTGATTGTTTGTCATCGTTGTCAAAGGCCAACAATATTTCCATCTCGGTTGGATTTTTGGCTAGGTCAAGCAAACTCAACAAGCTTCTTTTTAGCATGTCGGTTCTACCACGGGTGGGCAATAGCACTGATATTTCATGCGTAGCAGGCTTGGCCCATAATTTGTTTACACCCACTGGCGGAGTTTTACTCATTGTCATCCTTCATATATAGCACTGTTACCAGCATGTTCAAACACTTCCACTGAATGCAATTTTACACCCTGCCCCACAGGATAGCGTGCCTCAAATGTTTGTCCATTGGGGCAGTAGTAAGTATTGCCGTTCTTAAAAATATGCAGTATAGCGGCCATTTCTTTGTAGGCAAGTTCAGCAAACTTTTCGCAACCTACACCATTGACAATACGAATATCGCACACACCACCTTTGTCTTGTAACCCCAAGCCGGCCATCTTCTCAAACATAGCACGATGAGGATCATCTTCGGCAATGACCAAGGT